AATGGCCAATACCCTCGCAGAATTGGGTAGCGTCACGTTCCTCACTGGAGCGAACGATACCTTCAAATACGATGGTACTGGGACTGCTGGTCAGGCCTTATTGACTGGTGGCTTGTAAACCTTTTTGGCTTACATGTCACGAGTATGAGGCTTCGATACTGGCTCCCACTAGCAATAGTGGGAGTCCTCGTCGCGATAGGTTGTTGCTCCACCCACAAGGGGAGCACCACCCTACAGATCACGCCACCGGGGTCACCCAATTCCATAGTAATATGGAACTATGAGTGGTCCCATGGCGGTCGCGAGGTGACTAATAGTCGTGTTCGGGGCGTTACTAACGCTCCGATCACGCCTACCAATACACCTCCGTGTAGCCTCCGTCGTTCTGACTGCGGCAAACTGAAAATGACCATAAGTAGGTGCTAGATATGATCTGACTTCCGGTGTAAACTTCTTCATAGAAGGTTACAATTCCGTAGTTAGGATCGTTATCGTTGCACCATTGGCTAATCAGGTTGCCGATGTCAGCGGCGTTGGCTAGATCTCCCAGTTCAAGCTGATTAGGCCCAGTATCCGTTGTAAGCACAACTTTGATCCTCCTTGCGGAGGTCAATTTGTGCTTATTTGGAACACTGGGCATCAGCCCTTTAAACAGGGAATGTAATGTATCTTTCATAGGATATGTTGCATGTTTCGCGGACACGTTAGGGATCGTTGAGGTATACGCATACTCTTGCATATAATTCCATATGGATTATACGAAGAGGCAAGATGAGATTACTCTCATCAAGGCGCTTCTCAACGACATTCACATGTCGCACGAAGCGTTGTTTAACTCACGCTCTCTGCGCCTGACCTGTAAACAGGTCGAACGCAGAGTTGCGCTAGAAGGCTTAGGTTTTCTCACGAAAACCTTGCCGAAGTTAGGTAAGGCCTTTGATAAGGCCTTAGCTGGGGGAACTCCACTAAACGCGGTCGATTTGAAATTCGCAAGAATTTCACATCAATCGAAGCTTCCGAGGTTTCTCGGTGAGCTATTTAGTGTAGTCCTCAGTAACTCCGGCGTGCTCCTTCCTGGTGCACGTGCAGAACACGTCAGATGTATTCGACAAGTTTTGTACTTATTTTATAAGTACGAACTGCCATACACGCCTGAACAAGAACAAAAGGTTTTGAAACAGTTTTTACAAACTGAATCAGACCTTTCATTACTTCAGCCTTTATGGCCTCACTATGAGGCCCTACTAGCTGATGTCCATACGTCTCGAATGCCCCGGCGTTGCCGGGACACGAAAGACGTTGTCCGCAAGGCCCGAATATTACTCGCAAGAGTGTTTTCAGGTCTTGATCTGCATGACATTATTCCGCGACACGGTCCTGGAGCTGTTGCCACTCGGCAACAACTTTAGGCGAAGTATCAGTGGAGTAATGTC